ATATATCAGTTTTGCACAATCTAAACAGGGCAGCATCGTTGTATATAGTGTAGAACCTTCGGTAGATTCTGAACTACGTGCAACCTTAGTGATTGCATTAGACTCTGCATGAATGACTTCTGGTTTGGTTTTAGATTCTATAAAACGATTACCATCATTGTCGATCATTGTATAATGGTCTTCACATTCATTATCCCAGCCAGATGGCATACCATTGTATCCGATAGATAGGATACGACCATCTTTTACGATGACCGCACCCACCTGTGCACGTTTTGCAGAGGACAGTTGCGCATACCTACGTGCAGTATCCATATGCGCTACGTCCCATTTAGACACCTTACACACGTGCGTTACAGATTTGGCTACCCAACACTCTCGCAATATCTGGTTCGGAGAAAGTATCCGGTTTCATAATCTTACCTGTCTCGGGGTTACGAATCGCAACACCATCAACAAACTTAGACATATTGGATCGTTTAACTTCTTCCCACACATCTTCGAAATCGATATCAAGACTTGACGCCATACCCATGATAACCCATACCATATCCGCAAGACCATCTGCGAGTTCTACGATATCACCGTCCCTATATGCTTCAAGGGTCTCATTATACTCTTCGGTAATTAGATCCATATACAGTTGAACTTGGTCGTCATTATCTTTAGGGTCTTCATATAGGTGACAACCCTGAGAACAAGGATATTCCTGTCCGCCAATTAACATAAAATCTTCTACTTCTGTTTGAAAATCACTCATCATTTCACCTCTACATTAGCCATAATTTCGGTCATACATGCGACCAGATTTAGTTCGTGATCCGCAACAAAAGAATTCTTGTATTGATAATCAGCGAGGATCAACACCAGTTGCGGAATAGATTGGGGTTGTACATACTCGGACATTGCATCGTATATACCACGGAAGATAGATGCGGGTTCCACATCCATATTGTTAACGACCCACCCACGCATCTTCTTGAAGTCTTTACCCTTCAGCGCCTTGAATAAAAGACTGTAGTTTGAGTTTGCGTCAGTGATAATAGACGTAGTTTCCAACTGACCAGAGATACTGTGTCGTTGTAGTTCATTCAGAACACGTCTCCAGTCCGGTGCGTGTTTCATAATCAACTGCGCAAGTACATCTTTGTTATAGTTGACATTCTCACCTTCCAGAATATCCTGTGCACGTACCATAAACTGACCGCACAACTGTTGCATAATCTTCTTAGAGAAGTTAAACTCATAATTAGAACAACGACTGTGTAGTGGTTCGATTACACGGTTCTTGAAGTTACATGTCAGAATGAACCGACAGTTATTAGAGAACTCCTCGATAAACCCACGGAGAGCGGGTTGGGTAGATTGAGGATTGAGATAGTCAGCCTCATCTAGGATAACAACCTTGTAACCACCGGACAGTGATACCGAGGATGCAAACTGTTTGATCTTACCACGAAGAGTATCAATGTTACCCTCTTCAGATCCGTTGATGACAATATAGTCAAGACCAAGTTCGTCACACATGGCACGTGCGATAGTCGTCTTACCAGTACCCGCAGTACCAGAGAACAACATGTTAGGTAGTTCACCACCATCTACGATCTTTTGGAATGTTACTTTTAGGTCAGACGACAGGATAGTGTCTGATACTTTCTGTGGACGAAACCGCTCGACCCATAAGAATTCATCTTTCATGTATTGCTCCATAATTTAATTTACAGGTAATTATAACACACCTGTGTTTCATTGTCAATCAAAAACCCCCCTTTCGGGGGGTAATATTAACTGTTTCGTATTGTATCAAGGACATTCTGTGGATTAGATACTTCGTATGGGTCGTCCGGACAATTGTCAGACATACCATCTTCATCGAACCAACGTTCAGTACTCATGTTATCAATGACTAGTGCGTAACGCCAAGAACGTTTGCCGAACCCTAGATTGGACTTATCAACTAAGTAACCCATACCATCTGCAAACTGACCGTTACCGTCAGGTAACATCTTCACCTTGATAATACCAAGGTCTTTGGCCCACTTGTTCATCGAGAATGCATCGTTCACCGAAGTGCACCAGATCTCTTCAATACCTTCTGCAACAAACTCGTCATGGAGTCGTTCGAAGTTGGGTAGTTGTTCATTAGTGCAAGTAGGAGTAAATGCGCCAGGCAATCCAAAGACGATAACCTTCTTCCCTCCAAGCAATTCACTTGTCATCTTACGAACCCATTTGTAAGGATTGTCTCCTCCAATAGATTCATCACGTTCCCGCATATGGTGTACAACATCGGGGATATATGTTTTAAACAACATTCATTCTCCTATAATAATATGGAGCGGGTGGAGAGAATCGAACTCCCGTTCGCGGGTCGGAAACCCGCTGCAATACCACTATACTACACCCGCATTATTTGGCGCGTCTGGCAGGACTCGAACCTGCAATAATCAACTTAGAAGGTTGAGGCCTTATCCAATTAGACAACAGACGCTTAGTTGGTTACTGGTCTTGTAACTGTTCAACTAGTTGGATAGATTCAATTGCTTGATCTCGCAACTGACCAATCGTAGACAATTCTTCACCTTTGAAGCCACCACGTTGTACTACAGTATCGATTACTGCGACAGTAGATCGTGAGACTCGATTAGCGAGGTCTAACAGTACTGCGATACGTTCGTCTTTAACTGGTGGTGTTGGTGCCTTTTCTTTGTTACTCATTTCTTATACTCCGTAGGTAGATGATTTTTCAAGTGCAATAAAATATTCAATGGACGATTGTTTCGACTTAAAGTTAGAGATCAATTTCTTAGAAATACCAACCTCAAAGTCTTCGGAAACAATCTTCAAGTTGTTCACATTCAGGACAAAGTTGAAATCAACTCCTTCTTGGAACTCTCCTTCAACATATGAGAAGAAACTATTAGAAGTTGCGTCATCGTTATCAACCACAGTAAGTTTGATAGACTTACCTTCGGGGGTGATAGAGATAGTATCGTGTCCTAGGACAGAGGACGCACGCTTCAATCGACTCAATGTATCAGTATCTAGGGTAAACTTAACTTCTGGTTCTGGCATGATGACATCTTTACTAGGTGCAGACAACATATCAATGTCAGAATAGAAGTAACGGTTACCACGAAGACCGGTAGAGTCAGAGACTACTACGTGAGTCTTTTCGAATCTTAGTGCGGGTTTCTCAACTAGACCCAACACACTAAGGAATTCATTAAGGTCGTAGATACCGAAGGTGGATGGGATATCGTCATCTAGGGTAACTTTTGCAAGAATGTTCTTTGCGACCGAAATAGTTTTTAGTTCATTGCCTTCACGAAACACAATGTTAGAATTGATGTTTGCGAAGTTTTTAAGTACCGATAAGGTACGATCAGATAGTTCCATGATTTAGTTCTCTCAGTTAATATACAGTCATTATATAACATTGGGCAACGTTTGTCAACCCTTATGCAGCTTTTAATTTGGAAAAGTTTTTCTCTTTAACAAATTCCAGTTTACGTTGGAATTGAGCATCCTCAAGTTCCGACTTGTGAGAGATAACAAAAACGTTTGTCTCTTCCCCTAGACTATACAGGATTTTCATAAGATTGTCAACCCCATCATCGTCTAATGATGAATCAAAAGTCTCGTCCAAAATCAATAGATTGGTTGCGACTGAATTCTTCATCTTAGCAATCTGTCTCCACGTAAACAATAGAGACAAATCGATTCGTTGTTTCTCACCTTCCGAGAAAGAATCGTAAGAGAAGTTATCACGGAAACGTGACCGGATAGTCTCTTGAAAACTCTCGTCCAGATCGAAATGTACAAAGAAGTCCAAGATCTGTAGGTACTGGTTGGTCAGTTGATTGATGACCGGAATGTACTGTTTGATGATCTTGGTCTTGATGCCGGTATCACGTAACAACTCAGCATTCACTTGGTTGTACGAGTACTGTTCAGCAAGGATATACTTCTCGTCCTGAGTTTTGTGCAGTTCGGTGTTCAAAGTCTCTAACTCTTCGTTAGCACTCTTGAGGTCGCCGGTGGTTTCTGACTGTGAATCTATATCAGAACGAATACTATCATTCTGTTTGTATAACCTAGCAATCATCTGGTTATTGTTATTCACATTGTTCTGTAAAGTCTTGGCCTCTTCTAACCGACTATGGAGTTCTACAAGTTGTTCATCGTAAGTCCCCATCTGTTGAGTTGACTTAGACATTGCAGAGTTCAGTTCCTTTGCACGTGACTTCGCAGATACCTTCTTAGACTCACGTAGGTCTTCGGCAATACCTTGGTCACAGGTAGGACAGTGTTCGTTCTCGTCAAAGAACTTCGCTTCCTTAACCACAGTCTTAATCTGTGATTTGAAGGTCGATTGGTACTCGATCAGTTTGTTACGATTGGAGTTTATACCTTCGATTTTCTTCGACACGTCTTCTAGTTGTGTCGTCACAATCTCCATGTGTTCAGTATTGTATCCCTGAAGAAACTCAATCTCAGTCTGGTTAGCCTCAATCTCTGACTCTTTCTCTTTACGATGTGCTGTGTTGATTGCAGACAAATCACGTAGATACTTCTTCTGTGAGTTTATCTTAGTCTTACACATCTCTATGTTGTAACCATTCGTGGTTATCTGATCTCTCAACACAGACATCTTTTCTTTCAGAATACTATTCATCTTAGAGAAGATATTGATGTCGAGAAGATCCTCGATTACCTCACGTCTCGCACCACCGGTCAACTGCATAAACGGAACAAAGGAACTTGATCCGAGAACAACAATCTGGTGAAAAGATTTGTGGGTAAGTTTTAGTATATTCTTCTCAAGCATAGACTGATATTCTTTTGCATGAGAGTCTTGGTTGATCATATTACCACCAACCCAGATTTCGAATATGTTAGGTTTTATCCCACGAACAATCTTATATTCCTGTGAACCCATAGAGAACTCAACTTCAACAACTGTTCCTTTACCATTAATGGTATTGACCAGTTGTCCCTTAGAGATCTTACGGTGGGGTTTACCAAACAAACCAAAGGATAATGCGTCCAACATAGTAGACTTACCCGCACCATAGTGACCCACGACCAATGTCGTAGAGGATGCAGTAAAGTCTATCTCTGTAAAGGCATTACCAGATGACAGGAAGTTTTTATATCGAAGTTTACTAAATTTTATCATACAGGTATTGTACCATTAATAGTCAGTCTTGTCAAACTTTATTTTATCCCACACGCATTTAATAGAAGGATCATATGACTTAGTGAAAACATGAAAGTCCACGTCCTCATAACCCCGAATGGATCTGTCCCCGCCCTTCTGAAGTCCATAGTAGTCGAACCCAGTTGCCGCATAGATAGTACCATTGTGCATCCTACGGTCTGCCATTGTCAACACATACCTAGGTTTCAACATCTTCAATGCTCGCGATAGAAACCACGAGGTAATGTTATATTCGTTTTGGTGTTTGGCGGATACGACCAGTCTGGCCATGTCCCAGAGTCCGGTCGTGGGGGAGTCCACTCCAAAGTAGATTGGAACGAAAGACGGATGACAATGCCCTTCACTGAACTGAACCACCCCCACGACATCCTCACCGTAGATCAAACCATAAAACTTATTGGTCGGTGCATCCATGTATGGGTCACCAAGATAGTGGTACCTCTTAATACAATCTGATCCTTGACTCATGGTTATCTCTCGAACACCATATTCACTCTTCAAATTAAATTACTTCCATACTTTGGGCTTCTTTCATAAGGTATGAAATCTCTGTTTTGATCCTGTCCTTATTCAGATCAGTATTAACATTGTCAATATAATCGTTGACTAAAGTATGAGTATCGTCAACAGATATGTTTTCGTCACCCACATTCTCACCAAGGAAATCTTTGAAGTCTTCTGCAAT